CATATTTTACTTCCTAGTTTAAAGGTTTTTGATTATATCGGGTATTTCGTTTCTACTTAATTGTTTTTTCTGCTTACGAGTTAGTGTTTTTTTGATTTTTTCACGTGTTTGTTGTAAGTCTTTGAATTGTTGAGCTAACTCTGGGTCTGATTTACTCAGTTTTTTAATTGTAGCGGACTCCATACCCTTGGACGCTTTATTAAACAACGCTTGTATGACTGAATCAATTACACCCTCATTAACTGCTTTATAGTTAGGCATTTAAATCTCCGATTAAATATTATAACTCATAAATAAATATCGTGAGTCTGAAAATATCTATCTGGACATCTTATGTTTATTCATCTCACGTTTTAAATCGTCAGCTTCTTTTTTGTAGTATGTTTGTAGTCTTTTTAGGTAAAAAGAACGTAGGTATATAGGTAGGTTGTAAACTTCACTAAATGTAAAACCACCCTTAGAGTGTAAGATTACTTGAAATATTTGTTCGTGTATCTCTTGTTTATACTCTGGTGTCAGGCCAAAAAAATCGAACGGTGATTGGTATCACCACTTCAATCTCCTTCCCACTCGAATTAACCACTTTGGTTTTCATATCGACATCAGGTGTTATGGATGCTATGTGTTTTCTAAACTCAAATGAATCACGAGATAAAAATTCATTATCAATAAAATTGTTTACTGTAGCCCTATCTGAATTACCATCAACCGATAATATCATATATTTAAGACGTGTTGTTAATTCAGATGATTGTACCTTAGATATTTTTTCTCTAGCTTTTATTTCTTCAGCTATCTTTTTTTCATCACCACTCGTTAGAAGTTTAAAAGTAACCGTTCGTTTTGATGTTGGTAACTTATAATCAAATTCATTTTTACCACGACTATATTTCTTTAAGTCTATATCATACGGTTCTAGTGTTGATAAGTCAGCTGTATATTCTTCACCATCAAGACTAAAACTATAATCTTTACCATAACCAAGAATACGAGCCGCTACCATTATAGCGTTTTTATCACCAACCAATAAATCATCTAATTTTATAGATTTATCTACTAATAGTGACTCTAACAATTTATCAATGACAAGTCCTTGTTTTATTAGATTAGCAGAGGTTAGTATGTCCTCCTCTTTTGCCGTCATGTATTTTATCTCGATTTTACCACTTGATAAAGGGTGACCATCAAAGTAAAAGTACCCTTGGGATGGTAAATCTACCATCTCAGTAGGGGATTTATATTCAGCCATAAATGACTCCTTTGTGATTAAATTTTAATAACCAATTATAAATATAACTATATTGTTCGTAATAACAAATTATTTAGACGGTGAAAATTTCTCTTTGATTGGTTTAAGTAACATATCAAATAAGATATCATCGTATTTTGTTGGTGTAAGTTTAACTATCTTCTCTAAAGCGTAGATGACAATTAAAACATATTCCCAATTTGCTGCTATCCATTCAGTCATTTTATTCTCCTATTAGAATTGTAAGATTGCGTAATCGTATTTAAGTGTTAAGGTGATTTCTGCTGGGTCACTTGTTGCGTAATCCATATCACCAAAGTTTGCGTTTTCAATATAAGTTCCCACCAATTTCCACTCTTCAACTATATCTCCGACTGGTCCGAGTAAATTAAAAGTGATATCCTTTTTATAGAAATCTGAATAACCATCTCGACCTGTAACTGATTCGTGTCCTAATCTAATCCATTCTAATACAGCTTGAGCTCCACTTGGGACAACTGGGTCATATAGTGTAATATCAATAGGTTGCCACGCAGCTTTACCTTTAACATATCTTTTAACATTAATGTGGTCTAAAACAATTTCCTCAAATTGTAATTGAGGTCTATTCATAGCTCTAATTAAATACGCTGGTATACCCTCGATGTACATAATGAACCTATTTTTAGTTTTTGGTTCAAATGGTGTGAACATTATTTCATTAGGGTCTATAGTAGCCATTCTTTTGTCTCCTGTAAACAATTCTTTTATACTTCAATAATAAATATCATTTAATGGAATTTTCGGTAAAAAACAAAAAACCCCCACCGAAGTGAGGGTTTTTGTATAGAATGACTATATTATTTACTCTGGAAAGGTAGCTCCAGTTGGTTGAACAACAAAGTCTAATACTATGAACTCAGCAGTTCTTGTAGGTTGTATGAATATCTGACCTACCAACTGATTTCTATCCACAACATCTGGAGTATTGTTGGTATCATCCATCACGACTCTAAACGCACTTAATCCACTATTAGATTGAACTTGTGCTAGGAACGGATTAACAACGTTTAAGAAACGATTTCTTAACGCTTGTGTGTTCTGTTCGAATACTAAGAATCTTGATGTTGATGCAATAAACTTACGAAGTCTAATCAACAATCTTCTTACGTTGATTCTATCAAGAGCTGATGGTTTAGCTTGAAGTGTCTTTTGTCCAAACACGACCACACCTTGACCTGGGAAACTAGCTATTGGATTGATTCTGTTTTCATATAGGTCATCTCTCTCAGCGTGAGTCAATCTTGTTCTAGCTTCTGTCACACTTGTTAAACCACCACGATTTAATCCAGCGGGAGCGAACCATTCATGAGCTACAGCATCGGTGTTAGATATTACACCAGCTATAACAACTGATGGTGGAACCCACACTTGTCTGTTCGTGTCTCTATCTAGAATCTTAACCCATGGATAATAAGTACCAACGTAATTACTATCAAGTGTTTTTACAGTATTTATAGCTGTTTGAATACTATCTGAGTATCCGATTGAATCCAATATAAAGAAACTATCAGCTCTAGCTTCTACCTTAGATATAGCATGGTTAGTGACAGATGGGTGTAAACTATGAATAACACCAGGTGTTACCAATAGGTTTATATCAAACTCATCAGGATTACTTACCGAGTTAATAGCTCTCTTATACGCTACTGAACCACTAGCTGTACCACTTGACAAATTAAATCCTTGAGTGTTATTAGCTGTTATGTTGGTACCAGTCTTGTACTCCCTAGCTGGGTTCTGACCATCAAATCCAAACTGAAACGGAACTATAAACTTTCTCTGACCAATAGCTGATAGAGATAGTGTTATTTTTTCAGTAGAGTCTGAGAATGTTGACCCCAACACACTAGCATCATCATTACCAATTTGGTCTTCAAGAGACATGGTTACGTTACTACCATTACCTGAACCCACTGGAATTGGAGCTAGATACTGAATGTTATCGTCTTTAATAAAATCACTAATCAAATCAACACCGTACGCTACACTTGAGTCAAAAGTACCATTTGTATCTGTTTGACCTGAAGCTGTAACAGCCGCTGGGATATTACTACCACCAGGTACTGGATTTCTTAACTTACCGTGACCCATCGGAACAACATCTTTTGGAAATTTAAATACTCCATCTGTTACCATGGAAGAGAAATCACCAACACGGATGTACTTACTAATGTTTGGAAAATCACCGTAATTAGTTAATTTTCCGTTTGAATCGATTTCTGTCCATCTATCACCAATTTGTTTAGCAAAAAAGTTAGCTGATAGAGGGTCAAGTGTTAGATTTGAATACTCCTCAAGAATAATCTCATCACCATGTTTAATGACTTGAAGTGAGAAACTTCCAAAATCAGAACCAGCTATGTCTGTGGCGG